CTGCAAGACCAAACGTCGCACATTATTATTGGCACCAAGCTGGTCTAAGTCGCTGCCTTTGGCATAGGCGACCATCGCCGCCCGCGCCGCTTCATTGATGCGCTGGCGCAAAAGTAATTCACGGTAGGCATTTTCCTGTAACAGCTTGGTGACAGGCTCCGATTCCAGCGCCAGTGTGCGGGTGATGGCCTCGCGTTGCTCTGGCGGGGTCAGGGAAATTAGTTTTTCTTTTCGTTCGGCAAACAGGGTTTCAAAGTCCAGCGATTCGACCACATTCGGGGGCGGTAACAGGCTTAAATCAATCGTTGGCATCGTATCACCTCACCGGAATGGACAGAGAGAAAGGGGTGTCGTTCTGCACATTGACGCCGCTGATTTCGACCGACAATTCCCCCTGCCCCGAATGCAGATAATTAATGGTCTGTAAGCGGATACGTGGCTCCCAACGCAACAGCGCCATGTAACAGGCGCTCATGATCTTGAGACGCAGCGCCGGATTTTGTGGCTGGTCAATCAGGTTTGGCAGCAAAGAACCATATTCCCGGCGCATGACCCGTGAACCGATCGGCGTTATTAAAATATCGGCGATGCTCTGGCGAATATGGTTGCTCTCTGACAGGACGCGGCCACTGTTGCAATCCATGCCCGTAAATTTCATTGCACTGGCCCCCCAGATGTACTGTCACCCGACCGTATTCCCTGGTGTTTGTGTGAATCAATGATAATCCCGTTAGAACTGAATTGACCGCCGGTATGAGTGATATTGCCGTGCATCGTGCCGCCTTCGCGCACGGCCAGACTGCCCGTGCTCAGATGGTGGGTACAAATGACGGTCGGCGTATCTAGGGTGATTTGATTGCCGGCTGTGCAGGTGATTTGCGGTGCCGTGACCTGTACCGATGTGGAGGCTGTCACGGTGGCGGTTTTGATGCCCGTCACGGTTAAGGCGCTGCTTTGCGGCTCGTATTCCATCACCGCCCCGTCGGGAAAGGTCACGCGCACCGCTTCGGCAGAGGCCGACGGCGCCGCATGGGCGGCAGAGTAGAGCGAGCCGGCGACAAACGCGGTGGTCAGTTCACCCCCTATCGCCAGCACCAAAACTTGTTCACCCGGACTGGGCGCCCACCATGTACGGGACGTGCCGGCACGCTGGGTTGTCCAGCGCAGCCAGTCGGTTTGCAGGCCGCTTATCTGCACACGGCAACGCTGGGTGTTCAGGTCAACCGCCGACACGGTGCCGACGCGCACGATATTCGTTAACAATCGGTATAGTTCTGTGAGTGTCATCATGCCTCCGCCAAGTCGTGATAAATCATTTCAATCAGTTTCAATTTTTCATGCTCGCTGAGTCCCAGCAATTCACGCTGCGGATATCGCGTCCGTGCCAGTGCGTTGATGCTGCCTTCCAGCCCGTATTGATGTTGCCGGGCAATGGCGGCGGCTTTCCCCTGAAAACCGACGATGGCGGTCTCTGCCGACGTCCGCATTCTCAGAAATTTGGCGGCTCTCAGGCGCTGAAACATCGGGTTGCGCCGTGTTGTGGTTTTGCGGGTTTCGCTCCGGTTGATTTCCAGATAACGCTCAATCTCACTGCGATAAAATGACCGTACTGCGCCCCGGTCTTCATCGAAGCCGGTTATCATGCGTCCCCGTCGGCCACGGGTCGCCCGCCAATTTTTTAAGTCGCGGACTTCCCCCCGATGGATAAAACGAATGCCCTTTTGTGAACGCAGGATACGGCGACGACGCGGCTCATAGCCGGAACCATCGGTGTTTTTCTGGCTGCGGATGCGCTTTTGCTGATCAGTACGGATGACAGTTGCCAATTGGCGCGCCAATCGACTGCGATAACCGGGCGATGTCGTGGATAGCAGGCGCTGTAACGCATTTTCCAACGAAAACATCAAGCTGCTTTGACTCATACGGCCCCCTCATGACCGAGCAACACATCCCAGACGGCCAGTGACCGTGAATCCGGCGGCGGCTCATCAATATGGGTCGGGGTGAGTTTTCCATTCACCCGATCCACAATCACGCGCTCGGAGGTGGGCAGCGTGAAAAGAATGTCGGCGGTATCATTGCTGAGTAAGTCCACTTCAAAGCGAAATCCCTCGCGGCGGCGGTCAGGATTAAACAGTAAATCAGGCTGATGCAACCGTGCCCATGCCAGTATGGGAATACTGAGATTGTCGAGCGGGTGCGGGTAATCCAGCGCCAGCACTTCCAACTGATACTGGTAAAGAAAGGAGGCTGAACCTGACCCCGTGGCAATCAAATTTCCTTTGGTGATAAAGACTTCCAGCCGATCCGGATTCTGGTTAAAGAACGGTTCATGTTTAACAATCATTTCTCGCAGTAAATTGGGCTTTAACATGGCTCACCTCAATGGGCATTCGGTATTGGCCCAATCCCTCAATCCGAGGAACTGGCTTTCGAGGGTTTCGAGTTCTCCGAGGAGACGTACATAATCCTGTTCAGCGTCTTTCGCCAGTCTGGCGGGTCTTGAACCATCCACACCGGCGGGGGAAGCGGTTTCGGCCTTGGGGCATTCGGCTTTGACGTACACGCGCCGAGTGTCAGTGCGGAGATCATCACTAAGCCGGTCAATCTGAGATTTCGCATTCGTCAGCTCCTGTAAGCGTTTTGCAGCCTGTTCAGCGAGATGCATGATCCGCGCTTGCTGGTTGGTGTTGATGGCTTCTTGCTCGGATAAGGATTGACTGAGTGAACTATTTTCCCCGGTAAGCCGCCCGTTTTCTTTATACACGGAATAGACAGAATGCCAGGTCTTTACAACCAGCAGGACACCGGCAATCACAGCCATCGCTTTCCACTTCATAGCAACTCAAACGCCTTTTTAAACACGGCATCGGCATACGGTTGTTGGCCGTTCTCCATCCGTATCATGGCAGTCACTAATGCGGTCATGGTGGGTTGATGGCTGACATCAATCACCGCATCACGGGCAATGCCTGTCATGTCGCTGACATTAGCAATATAACGTTCAGTGTCATTCTCATTCGGGGGCGCCCAACGAGAGATAAACCGGAGAATTGTGTTATCGCCGTATTTGCGCAGATAGGTGTGCAAGATTTTCAGCATTGCCCGGATACCCCACTCCGGCGCAGTAAACTGGCAAAAATCATCGTCCGTCTGGCGCGCGCGCAATCCCTGCCATTTATCCCCGTGGCGAATGTTGCCCGGATTGTTATTCCGAATGCCTCTACTCATGTGGTTTATCTCCCAAGCGTTTATTGATGGCACGAATAGCAAACTCACGTATTTTTTCAACGCCAATAAAACCAATGACACCCCCGATTGCCGGCGCAAAACTACCGGGAATGCCAAACATCTCTAAGCCACTGGACACGCTCCATGACAAGGCACCACAGAGCAGCGCTTCAACCCATCGGTTCTTACGTTCTACGCCATCGTAAATCAGACGCCCGTAGCAAATGGCTATTGCCAAAGCAGAGCCGGATATCTGCGGCCACGAATTTTGCAGGGCATTGAGCAGTTCGACCCATACATCAGGTTGCTTTTCCATGTTCTAATCCCATAACTGAATGATGTCCTGATTGGGCGGAGGGGTGATATCCGGCAGTTCAACCCATTGACCCGCGGCAAGCTGGGTGCTCAGGCAGAGATCCGGATTAGCTTCAAGCACCTGCTCAACAATCCCTTGTGTGCGGCCATAGTGACGCCAGCACAGTAAGTCCACGGTATCCCCCTGAAACGCCCTGACCTGCATCAGACCAACTCCGCTATCATGCGATGTTTACCCAAAATATCCCGGATGGCGTTTTGTCCATCCCGTCGCAGGTCATCAATTTGTGTGCTCAATGCTTCAGCGTGTTTTTCTCCGTCGCGCGTGGTGTCGATGTCGCGGTAGTTTTCAATCAACAACGCCTTAGTGAAGCTGTACACCGCCTGGTAATAGCGGAAAACATGCGCCGTGGTGTCGTTGATGACCGGCGATGGCACGGCTTTCAGTGAAGCAAAGCCGTTTTTTTCCTGCTCTGCCCGCCATTCGGCCAATAACTGATTAGCGTAAAGCGTCGCCTCGGTTGCCATGTGTTTGAGCCGGCAGGTTGTGACGCCCCCATTCAGGCGCATCGACTGGCGCAAACCCGATAAGACAATCGCCGGCCAGAACACATCTGAGGTGATGGCTTCATTGCCATCGGTGATCGGGGTTTCATCATCGATTTTGTTTATCGTTTTGGTCGCTACTAAGCTCATAACTCACCTGTTGAGAAAAAACGGCGGTGAACGATGATCCGCACGATGTGTTAAACACGGTTCGGATCACTGTGCCGCCGGGCACGCGGGGTGCATTCGGTTAGCGTGAAGATTTAGCCTTCACCGCTGTTGTTCTGGTCTTGCTCTTGTCGGCTTTTTTCCCCGCCGTTGCGGGTGTCGTCTTTGGGGGCGGCATGACCGTGTTATCTGATGAGGCTGAATCACCCTCAGCGGTCTTTTTCAATTCCCGGGTCAGGGCTTCGATATCTTTTTTCACCCCGATATTGACGAACCGTAACAATGCTTGTTGCATCAACGATAAGGCGCGCGCTTTGTCTTCCCGCTCAGGGCTTAACCGCAGGGTATAGGCCAGCGTTTTAAACAGCTTGGCTTCGACCTGACTCGGCATATCCAGCGGGGTAACCAATTCAGCGAGTCGTTCCAGTATCGCCAGCGGGACAGGATCAACCGTCGCGTCACCCGCCGAAAAAATCGTTAACGCCTTGTCGCAAATCTCATCCACCAATAACGACCCTACGGTGCGGCGATAGCGATCAGGCAAGGGCAGGTTATGGCGAATAACATAGTCAGCCGTGGTCAGCGCGCGGTCATAATGGCCAACATCCATCTGCCAAATCATGACCGTGGTCAGTACCTCATCGGCCAGACCGGTATCCGATCCCAATACGCCCTCAATCCAGCCGTCATAGGACTCAAGGACTGTGCGCTTGTAGTCAATTTTTCGCTCGGTCGATTGCAGGTCAGATAACCGGGCCTGATCAAAACGCAAGCGGTGTAATACCTGCTCATACGCCGTTAATGCTTCGGATGTCATGCCTTCTTCGCCACGACGTGACGCCATGACTTTTTGCCAGTGTTCTTGTGCCGGTGTCAGCATCATTCCCCCTCGTACTGTGCCGGTGTATTCCGGCACCTCATCAAGTGACTTATTCGCCGCCGCTCTCGGCACCCGCGAAAGAAATATCTTCAATCAGGCAGCTCAGGCCGTAATCTTCAATAACATAACCGTCATTGCTTTGCGCATAGGTCGCGATACGGTTGTATTCCGGCTCGTTTTTGATGTAGCGGTTGTATTTCCCTTTCTGCCAGTAAAGTGACAGGTTTTTAAAGGTGGTGATGAAGATGGCCCCATCAGGGAAGAACGGCACGCGGAAAACCGGCAGACCGCCCAGCGTACTGAGTTTCATCAGCTCATTACCCGCCAACATTTCCATGTTGGGGTTGTGCTGACTGTGCTGATTCAGGATCTTGAAGTTTTTCTGAGTCGTCAGGCGTGAACCAGTGATAGCCAGCAAGCCGGGGGCGCTCTGATGCCACGGATCAAGCAGGGTGTTCACGGCGTCATACACGACAGAGTCATAGTTGCCATATTGTCCTTTCTTGATGATTTTCCCGTCTTCATCCCGGCTGGTGAGAGTGATACCTTTCATCACGCGCCCCGGCGCTTTGTTGCGCAGGTGCTGTAACCAGCCGATATTAATATCCTGCAATAATGGGTTTTTCTCACGATCGGATTTCAGGGCGCACGATGTGCCATTGAACCCAATCATCAGACGGTCATTCGCCTCTTGCTGGACAATCTGCTGACTGATCAGCTGCTGAAACTCCGGGTGTCCGGCCCACGCATCAATTTGCGTATAGCCGATGTAGGTATCGAAGTTCGTTTGTTCGCAACGGTAGCGGTTCGCCTGTAAATCATGGACGCCGACCGGCTCGCGGCGATCGGAGGTAGACACGTTACGGCTGGCAATCGTGCGATTGATACCGACCCCGATTTTCTCGCCTTCCTGCTCGGTCACACCGATGGAATTAATTTCTTTTAGAAAGGGACTGGATTCCATCTTCGCTTTTTCAAGACGTTGTTGAACAGCGGGTGAAACCGTTAACTGGATGCTATCCCCTTCACGACCCACCCCGTTTAATTTGCCTTGCTGATCAAGGTAGGACAGATAATGCTGACGCCCTTCGTTACTGAGTGACATAGATAAAATTCCTGTAAGCAATCAATTAATAATCGGCCAACACTTGGGTTGAACCGCTCGCACCCGGGCGCTGAACCGAAGAATCATCCTGATGGCTGAGCTGGCTTTTCAGCGTGCTGAGTTCGGTTGCAAGTTGCGTGAGCTGTTCCGACTGGCTGGCGCACTGGGCTTCCAGTGCAGACAATTTCTGCCCCTGATTGAGGGCTTCGCCGCATTTTTCCGCCGTTAACTGCACCATCTCACGCAAGATACTGATTTCAGCGTTGCTGTGCTCACGGTGCAGCCCCAGCGCCTTTTTCACGGATAAAACAAACTTTTCGCCGAGGGATTTATCATCGGCAGGGTTCTGTTCAGTCCCTGCCAGCAATTCAACCATGGTTTCCAGTGATGCCGACAAAAAGCGATCATCACTGGCCGGTAGGCCGCGTTCCTGCACACTCAGCTTGATTAATTCCGTACCGACAGCGGCGGGGGTATCCGTCAGCGCAATGCCGGTCAAATAGGCGCTCTGGGTTTGAGGAAAACGCGAGTAAAACTCAATGCTGGAAAAAACCTTCTGTCCGCTCTGGTTCAGTTTGAAGACATTCGCGTCTTTTTCTTCATCCAGATCGACGGTGGCTTCCAGTGCCAGCCTGCCCTGTAGCGGGCCATCTTTGACTTCATACGCCCGGGCTGATTGCACCAGCGCGTAATGGCGAAACTGGCTGTCCGGGTACAGACTTTTGACGTGTTCCAGATTCAGACGAGCCGCATAGAGGCGGGGGTTATAGTTGTCTGCCATCTGCTGGATCTGTTCGCGGGAAACGGCAAACCCGTTTAGGGTCATCCCTTCAGTACAGACCGTTAATTTAATGGTTTTGGCCATGGTTGCTCTCCAACAAGCCCCTTTCTATTGATGACGCTATCTTCGCAATCCCGTTCTGTTGACTCAACGTGTTCGCCGTGTCGCCAGTCCGCGACAACGGGCAGTCATGGCAGTACGCGCGCGGGCTGTGGGAAAGTAAGCGCATGACAACGACAACACACGATCCCCGGCAAGAAGCCAAAAGTTTGTACTGGCAGGCCTACAGCGTTGCGCAGATAGCAAAACGGCTGGGCGTCAGTGCGAATACCCTGTATTCCTGGCGGCGGCGGGATAAATGGGATGAAGCCAACCCGATTGAACGGGTGAGCGATGACTTGCATGTGAAAATCCTGCGGATTCAGGCGAAAGAGGCGCTGACCCCGCACGATTTCAAGACGCTGGATTTTTTCTATCGCCAGCTGAAACACTTTGATCGCCATGAAGTGAAAAAAGAGAGCACGAAAAAGGCCAAAACCCCGAAAAATCACTTCACTGAGGAACAAATTGCGGCATTGCGCGCGCAGGTTTATGAATCCCTGTTCGAATACCAGAAACGCTGGTACACGCAGAAAAACCGCCGTAACCGCATGATATTAAAATCTCGGCAGATTGGGGCAACCTGGTACTTTGCCCGTGAAGCGCTGATCACCGCACTGGAAACCGGCCATAACCAGATTTTTCTGTCAGCCAGCCGTGCACAGGCGTTCCAGTTCAAAAAATTCATTCAGATGGTTGCCCGTCAGGTCGGCGTTGAACTCAAGGGCGGTGATGAGATTATTTTGTCCAATGGTGCCACACTCTATTTTCTCGGCACGTCAGCGGCGACGGCGCAATCCTATACCGGTGATCTCTATTTTGATGAGTTCTTCTGGGTCAGTAATTTTATGGAACTGCGCAAAGTGGCGGCAGGTATGGCAACCCAAACTGGACTGCGCCGTACTTATTTCTCTACGCCATCCAGCGAAGAGCACGAAGGCTACCCGTTCTGGACAGGGGATTTTTTCAATAAAAGCCGACCCCACAAAAAGCAGATTACGCTGGATCTCAGCCATAAAACATTACAACCGGGTGCCTTGTGTGGCGACAACATCTGGCGGCAGATTGTCACCATTCATGATGCTATCGCACTGGGGTTAGATCGGGTTGATTTGGCGGAAATCGAGAGCGAAAACAGCCCGGAAGATTTCGATAACTTATACCGTTGTCTCTTCGTGAAAGCCGGTGAACGGGCGTTTGATTATAACTCGCTCATCCAGTGCGGGGTTGATGGTTATAACGAAGACGTTTGGCCGGACTGGAAGCCCTATGCGCCACGACCACTGGGACACAAGGGGGTGTATATCGGGGCTGACCCGACCGGCACGGGCGGCAATGGTGACGGGCTGGGGCTGGCTGTCATGTCACCGCCGGCCGTTAGTGGCGGTAAATGGCGGGTCATTGAAGCCTTGCGGTTCAGGGGCATGGCCTTTGAGAAACAGGCAGAAGAAATTCGCAAACTGACCGAACGCTATCATGTATTGGGTATCACGCTGGATGGGACGGGCGGGACGGGTGAAGCGGTGCATGAGCTGGTGTGTAAATTTTTCCCGGCCGCCACTTTACTGAAATATTCTGCGGCGCTGAAACGGATGTTGGTCATGAAAGCGCAAATGCTGATCCGTTCCGGTCGGTTTGAATATGATGCAGGAATGCAGCAGGTTGCCACCTCGTTTATGTCCATCAAAAAAATCATTACGCAGGGCGGCATCGTCACCTATGACGCTGACCGGACGCGCGGCGTTGATCACGGCGATATTGCCTGGTCTATTATGAATGTCCTGCATGGAGAGCCGATAGCGAGCGATTCCGGCGGGCATCAGTCTTTTGTCTCGGAGTTTTAACCATGCACACTGATCTACTACCGGCTGAAATCCAGCCTGACGCAGCGAACAATCCCAGAGCGAACCTGCCCGACGGTGCCGACCAATGCGCGGCGTTTACTTTTGAGACCCCCACGCCGATGACGTCCGTCGGGGACTTACTGGACTGCATGGAGTGTGCCAAAAATGGCCGCTGGTATGAAACCCCGATCGACTTTTACGGGCTGGCACGAGCGTTCTCGTCTGCGGTTTATCATCAGTCACCGCTGTATTTTAAACGCAATGTGATCATGAGTTGCTTTATTCCGCACCCGTTATTGTCCCGGCAGGATATGGCCGCCTATGTGCTGGATTATCTGGTGTTCGGTAATGCGTATCTGGAAAAGCGCACCCACCGACTGGGCGGGCTGCTGACGCTCAGGCATTCGCCTGCCAAGTACACGCGCCGGGGTGAAAAATCAGGGCAGTACTGGTTTGTGGAAAGCTGGAACAAGGAATTTGAATTTCGTCCCGATAGCCTCTTTCACCTGATGAACCCGGATATTCATCAGGAAATTTATGGCCTGCCGGAATATCTGGCGGGGTTGTTGTCGGCCAACCTGAATCGTTCCGCGACCACCTTCCGTATGAACTATTATGAAAACGGCAGTCATGCTGGCGTTATCGTTTACCTGACAGACCCGCTGGCCGATCCGAAAGGCGTGGATAATCTAAAAAATGCGCTGCAAAAATCCCGGCGCGATGGTGCTTTCAAGAACCTGTTGGTGTATGCGGCCAATGGCAAGAAAGACGGCCTGCAAATCCTGCCGTTCAGTCAGATCAGTGCTAAAGATGAGTTTACCAACATCAAGGAAGCGACCCGCGACGACATGCTGGCCATGCACCGTGTCCCGCCGCAATTGATGGGCATTATGCCCACGGGCGGCGGTAACTTCGGGGACGTGGAGAAAGCGGCGAAAGTCTTCGCCATCAATGAACTGAGTCCCGTTATGGAAAGCCTGAAATCCGTCAACGACTGGGCAGGACAGGAGGTTGTGCGCTTTGCCCCCTATGCGTTGTTGGATGCCCTGAACGGTAAGTCATAATCCACTGAGATTTATCACCATCAACGAGCACCGCACCGATTATTCCCACTCAATCGGCGCGGTGTTCGTTTTTCTTTATTCTCCACCTTTCCCCTGACCGATACGCCTTGCGCATCCCTGCGTTGCGCTGACGCGGCATGGGCGACCGTCTTTGCCCTTCTCGCGATCCGCCCAGATAAACGCGTCCATCCGCCCCCATTGCGCGCGCTTGCTCCCCCGCCTCGCCCGCACACAAAAGGGGGGTATTTTTGTGCAGTTGTGCATCGGCGGGGAAACCTTACCTGCGCTGGTCTAGTGTGGGGTTAAAATATCAAGAAAAGTTGTGCGATTTTGTGAGGAATTGTGACGGTATCTATCTGCAAATATTTTTATCTGGGGATCTAGGGCGTGTTGACGTTTTGTGAAGGTAATCTGAACAGCATGATGATTGGGTATAATCAATTTCGCCAAAAACTCATTAAGCCTCATCATCATGCTACGAACTATGTTAACAGATCTCGTCTGGGATAAGCTATCTGCACTAATGCAACACACTGGGCTCGTTTATCATAAAGCCGAACATCGTCTT